AATGTACCAGTCTCTATGCCGCGACTTGATGCTGCGGGCAAAAAATATCTTGCGCCCGCAAACAGTGTGTCAATCGCTCATGGCGCGAAATTAAATCCTTATAGAACTTTTGCGGCAAACTCTGTGCCTGAAATGCGAGTTGCTGGCAGCACCGACACTAAAATAACCATAGCGTTTCCAATGTGCAACAAGTTTGCCAGTGACAATGCTTCTTTTGATTCATACAATTTCGGATCAGGCGTTTTCGCGAATCTTACAGGAACAGGCAACGCAGATATCACAATCGGCGGCAGAATATTCAGTGGATGCTATCTTGATCAGTTGTCTATAGATATCGCGCCATTTCAAGCGGCCACAATGTCAACTTCGTTCACTTGCACAAATCCGCCAACAGGTTTGGCAATGATTTCGGGGCAGAGCACAGGACAAAGCGGTATGAATAGTAAATTCGCATACGGTCATTTCGCAACAATTTCGGGGGCAGATAATTATTCAGATAACATTCACTCTAGCATTTCCTTTTCTCTTGATTTGAAAAGAACCTACTCCTACGCCATCTCCAAAAGAAATCCTCACAGAGTCTTTCTGGATGAAGCTTCAAAACAACTACAAATCAAATCAACAAACATAAAAACATTCGTCAATGAGTCTGGAGCCAATTCTTCTTTTTCTATTGATTTAAAAAACGAATCTGGACAGCTCATTTTGCCATCAGGAACACTGTCAACTTCTTCTCGCGGCGTAGTAAACGCGCAGAATCTGTCGATATCGCCACCAAATATTTTAATGGCAGATGTGACTATTGACGAAGTAATGCTATAAACAAGTGTAATCAATACAGATGCCTAAGAAAAGATTCAACAACGCTGATTCGGTTGATATTCGTCTCACTCCATCGAGCAAAATCAAAATAAAAAAAAGAAATTTCAAACTGACCCCGAAACAAATCAAGCTTTTGGGTATAATCTTAGATCCCGAAAACAAAATCATTTTCATATCTGGAGCTGCGGGAACTTCAAAGACTTATATGGCTCTCTGCGCTGCGATTGAGATGATGTCGGAAGATTCCGAAAAAGAGCTTATCTATATTCGCAGTATCATTGAAAGCGCAGATAAAGGACTCGGCAGCTTGCCAGGAGATATCTCTGAGAAATTCGATCCGTTTTTGATGCCGCTATACGATAAGCTCGAAGAAATCGCAGCGCCTCAAGATGTGGCGCATCTTAAATCAATTGGACGAATCAGCGCGATGCCCGTGAACTTTTTGCGTGGTGCGAGCTGGACTAACAAGATTATCGTCGCCGACGAATCTCAAAACTTCTCCATCAAAGAACTTATTACATTGATTACAAGAATCGGCGAAGGTTCCAAGATTATTATTTGCGGCGATAGTATGCAAAGCGATATTGGAAAATGCAGATCTGGATTTATGCCTATGATGCATACGTTCAGTGATGAAGAAAGCAAAAGCAGAGGCATTCAAACGTTCGCTTTTACTCAAGAAGATATCGTCCGCAGCGAAATCTTAAAATTCATTGTCAAAAAGCTTGAACAGGCAGATTTTCAAGTGTAATTAACTACGACAGGGCTTCGCAACGCTCGCAGCGAAATGCAGATAAACAGAGGCGATCCCCCTGTTTTTTCGTGCTTATTTTTATATTGATTTTTTACATTAAAAGTCATACTATTTAGCATGAGCATTACTTACTGTCCCGATTGTGGGAAGAAGCATGAATATAATTTTGCGAAGCCGAACTTCTGTTCGAGCTGCGGCTTATCTTTCGGAGCGTCTAAGCCGAAAACGATCAATAAAGTCTCTGCCAAAGAAGACGACTTTGACGAAGAAGATTTCGAAGGCGACGACGATTCTTTCTCGAACGCCACCAGCGTTCCTCATATCAGAAAAATCCAAGTAGATATAGAAAGAGATGAAGAATACAACACTTTTGATCTCGGCTCTATTATCGGCGGAACATCTTCCGCATCGTCTAGGACTTCACCCCCCAAAAGAAGATCAAGCTCTGTATCTATCGAAGACTTCAAACAAAACAAAAGATAAGTGGAGGAGCCTAAACAAAAGACATATGAAGAGTGTTATGACATTATTGACACTGTTGTTTCAAAATATCAGAACAAGTGGAGACTCGACGCAATCAACTGGTTTGACTTTGAAGATGTAGCTCAAGTTGTTAAAGCTCATATTTTTAAAAAATGGCACATGTGGGATCAATCGAGACCCCTAGAGCCGTGGGTTTCTAGAATAGCTTCTCATCAAATTAAAAATATAATACGCAACAATTACACCAACTATGTCAAGCCGTGCATGTCTTGCCCGCACAATCTTGGCGACACGCTATGCAGTTTAACCAAGTCTGGCGTTCAAAATTCTTCGTGTGCGCTTTATGCCAAGTGGACTAAATCCAAGCGTCAAGGCTACGGCATCAAAATGCCACTATCAATAGAAAGCCACACACAAGAACTTCATTCGTTTGTTGATTCGAGTATTGATTTTGATAAATCTATAGAAAAGTTGAACGTCATTCTCAAAGAGCGGCTTTCTGCTGAGCATTATCGAGTTTATATTATGTTATTTTTTGAAGAGTGTTCGGAAGAAGAAGTCGCCAAATACATGGGCTACAAAACTTCTGAAAAGCATCGCGTAGCTGGATACAAGCAGATTAAAAATATCAAAAAAATGCTAAAAGAAAAGGTCGAAGCTATTATCAGCCAAAATGATGTTATTTTATGAGTTTAACTAGCGAACAGCAGAGCAAAGTTCAAGAGGCGTTCGTTCGGAATCCCGATTTGAATGAAATTGTCAAGAGCGTATTCGACAACCCCCAGCTTGACGGTCGTTCAAAAGAAGGACGAGAAATCAGAAGATATCTGATAGAGTCTGGCATGAAGTTTAGCACTGCTCGCCGCGAAAAAAAAGAGGACATCGTATTCTCTGAGCAGCAGAAACAGTTTATTGTAGAACAGGCCAACTCTGGCTTGTCTTCTTTGGCGATTGCTGAGTTGCTTTTCCCAAAACAAGAGATCAAGCCTCTCTCAATGGAGCAGAGAGCCGTATTCTCGCTCATGCGAGAGATCAACCCTGACTACAACCCATCTCAAGACACAGACGCTGTGCTGTCAAGCTACGTCGCTCCGAAGGCGGCGGTGCGAGTCGTGAAGAAAATCAACGATGCAACTGGTAATATTTTTGAGGAGGATAAGATTAATCGCCAGCACAGGATTTGTGTGGAGAAATTGACAATAAATCTCAATAACTCGCGGTTCGTGAAGATCATGAACAATTACACAGTGAAAGACGATAGAGAATTGTTCGAGCAGGAATTTATTCGATTAACTTGGGACAAACCCGATTTGACTCCTGACGAAATCAATCTCTACATGAACGTGTGTAAAGAAATTATTAATCTTGAGGTGATTAGTAAGCATTTGAACAAGTTGAACGATATGTTTGATATCGCCAACGATCAAGAGGAGATGAGTATTAGATTGGCGGAAATTATTAAAGCCAAAAGCTCTGAATATCATCAATGCGAAACAAGAATCGAAAACTTGACCAAAAAACTTCAGGGAGACAGATCTTCCAGAATGCAAAGCAAGCATAAAGAAAACGCTTCTCTTTTGGCTCTAGTGCAGTTTTTCCAAGACGAAGAGGAACGCAACAATATGGTCCATATCGCCGAAATGCAAAAGCAGCTCGTTTCAGATGAAGCGAACAGATTAGAAAGAATGGACGAGTGGAAAGCTCGTATTCTTGGCGTATCTAAATACGATGTCATTTAATTGTAAAGAATGCTCAGAATCATTTGATTCATTAAAGAGCTTGCACCATCATTTCAAAAAGCATGATTTGATGTTGGGGGATTATTATGTCAAGCATTATCCGCGCTTCAACAAGCTTAGCGGAGTTCCTATACAATTTAAAACATACGAAGATTATTTCGATAGAGACTTCGCCACTTATGATCAATTGGTAGAATGGTGCGATACCGCTGATCAGGAAGAAGTTGGGAAATACATTATTTTATTGCTTAAAAAACGCATAGAAAAAAAAGAATTGGATTATGGTCCATGCTCCACCGAATTGTTCACATCAGATCTGCCGCCGATTAGAATATATAAGAGAATTTTTGGCAGTTACAAAAAAGTCTGCGAGCAGTGTGAAGTAAAGCCAATGTTTGGATCAAATCTGCCGAAAGAATTTCATAACGACTATCGAGAAGTCAAAATTTTGATTGATACTCGTGAGCAGCAGCCGTTAAAATTTAAAAACTCTGCTCCTTTAAAGTTAGATGTTGGCGATTACTCCGTCACTAAAGAGAACTTCCAATATACATACGTTGATAGAAAATCATTCGCTGACTTTTGCAGCACTTTGTCGGCGGAATATAAAAGATTCGTTAGAGAGCTCCAAAGATGCAGACAAGCAGAATGTTTCTTGTTTATTGTGGTCGAAAGCGATCTGCATAAGATGAGAGAGGCTAACAGGTATGCGCCCAAAAGATTTAATTTGGATTATATATTCCATAACATG